GTGCTGGACTCCCCATGATAAGTCCAGTCATTCTCCTCGAACATCTTCCTGACCAACCCGAAATCAAATTCATCCATAATTTCGTCAGTCTGCTTTTGGATTATTTGTTGTCTTGTCATGGTTTCGTAATTGTGTATTTGGCGAAGCTCTTTCCGTTTTGCTTGATGGTATGCGTAATGATTGGCATTCCGATCTTCCGCAGTTCATTGATCCTAGCGGAGAGGCGCATACAACCCCACTTCTCAAGTGCCTGAATCTGAGTGATTCCATAACCGCGCCACAGCCACGATTCCAATTTTTCGATTACGCTCTTTTTCATAGTTCTTGGTAGTTGATTTCGTCTTCGCATGGAGCAAAGCTAAATTTAGTTGTGATTTCAAGCATAATCGCGTCCTGAACGCAGGTTTCAATAACATCGTATGGTGGATCGTCCGTGTGCTTATGTGCTCTGGATACTCCATGACGAGTTCCTGTTTCAACGCATTCCCTAATGATTTGGTAGTAATTTGGCTTCATGTTTTAGTATTTCTCGTCGTTCATTTCTTTCTCCAGCGACTTGATTTTAGACGTCACATTTGCAATGCGCGTCTTGGCTTTCTCAAGATCCTTCTCAAGCATTTCATCGTATTCGATATACATGTCTCTCCATCGTTTAGCCTCTTTCTTCCACGCTTCGTTTTCGGAAGCAAGTTCCTCGATTCGTTCCTGTAATTTTGCAATTGTTTTGTTCATTTGTTTTGTGCTTTGTTTCTATCGTCCAGCAAAGTTCCGCAGTAGTCCGCATCCATAAGGATATTGCAACTACAAGCAATGTGCGCTACGTGAGAGATTCCTGATTCAGGGTCCAGATCCTCTCCGTCTCTCCACGCGTTCAAATGGCGCATGATAGCGTTCACGTATGTTGAAGCGCATACTCCGGTATCGCGCCAGTTAAATGGGCCATACCTAGAAGCTCCAAACCTATGGACTAGTGCAGTCTGCTCCATGGAATGCGGTGGGATTAATCCTAGTGGCGTCTTGAGTGCGCCAGCCGCGCCTTTTGGGTCATTCGGTGTGTTCATGTAGATTATTTGTTTTTCAGTAATCTTTTTTCAATCTTCTTTTCCACGGCATCCTTGAATCGCTCAAGATCGACGTCTCGGATAATTAATCCGATTGTATCCCTCCTTGCGTTCTTGGACTCCTTGTTTCTTGCTGAAGCTACCCCGAAAGGAATTTTATTCGATCTAGCTGTGTGCATTAGGCATTTCCCTTCAACGATGTTCATCCCAGCAGGAATTTCTTCTTTGTCGAGATCAATATCTGGATTTCTGTCAATTGGTGTCATTTCGTTTATTTCGTTTATTGTTTTGCCCCGTATGCGGCGATTAGTAATGCGTCTGCGATATAATGATTCACCTTGATGCTTGGGAATAGCTCCTGCGCTCGACGTTTGGAGACGTTCTTGTCTCCTTTCGTCATACACCCCATCGCTTTCTGCCAGACTTGCGGCCTGACACGTTCAAAGGGAATTCCCGCTGCCGTGAGTGCCATTTCTAGGTGGCCGAAGCCATTGCCAAATGTGAAGGCTGACTTTACTCCCATCTGCGGCGAGCTATGGACTTGCTCAAGATAGGCTTTGCATCCACAAACTGCTTTTAATAGTCGGTCAGTGGGCGTTCCGTTGGTTGCAATGTCTTGAATCAGCTCCCACAAATCCTGCAACGTGTCAGGCATCTTCTCCACGCAGGGCTTCCCGTCCGTGATCCATGCGATGCCGCCATTGGTTCCGGGATCAATTCCGATTATTATGCTCATGGTTTCCATAGGTTCAGTGTTTTCAAGAAGGCTTCTGCGCGTTTGGCGGCGAGGGCTTCGTAAAGTTCTACGTCGCAGAAGTCTGCGCGAAAAGGCAACTCAACTTGGTGTTTTCTGATGGCTTCCGCCAGCCTGTCTGCCAGCACCCGCGCCTCGTCGCGCTCGCGTTCAAGCTTGCGGGCGAAGTCAACGGGAATAAACGGATCTTCGGTTCCAAAACAAAAATGCATGGTCTGGTCTGTCTCTGGTGTGTCTGTCATGGTTTCTGGTTTGTTTGGCTATCCACGACAACCCAATGCGGATTCAGATTGTTTCGCGCTTCTATGTAGTCATTCCGCTTTCGGTATTCAATCCCGTTCGAAAACCAAGATGTCTCCCGCGCCTCGTCCCGCTCGTCCAGCGTCTGGATGTGCAGTTGTTGTTCAGGTTTCATTTTTTCAGTCATCGTGGCGAAGCGGTATGGGTTTGGTGCCGTCTTCAATGTCGAGTTCGATTGCGATGTCATTCATAAGGCAGTGACCGTCACAGTCGGCATCGTCGTAGCGCACAAGAATTGATTGGGCCTCTTCGACGTATCCCGGTTGATTGGATCGTTTTAGCAGGTCGTAGGCTGCTCGTAGTAATATGTCTTTTCGTGTTTCCATTTGGTTAGTTTCCTTTTTTTGTTTGCGGGGTGGCACTCTGTATCGCTGAGTGCCAGTCGCGGGTAGATTCATTCGTTCCAGAGTTTAAGTTTTAGTTTCTTTGCAAGTCCGATCACGGCGTCCAGCTCAACCTCATCGGTATAGCTGTGGCTGGTCTCGGACTTGAACGCTACCCACTTACCGTCTTCTCGGCGTAGCGTTTTGATGCGCTTCTCCTCTTGCCACTTAAGGCGAGGTGACAAGTTGCCTCCTGTTTCTGGGAATAAGTCGCTCATCGTGGTTCGGCTAGGATTAGTTCGGATTTATGGCGGGCCACCTCGTAGCCTCCCGTGACTTCGACTAGGACGGCATTGCACCCAGTGAGGTCTCGTAGGACGGTCTTCATCCAATCGACTTCATGCGGCTTGGCTTGATCGTATGGACGAGTGAGTGACAAGTATCCGCTTTTGTGCGCGTCAACTGGCGTTAAGATTTCTATTTCCATATTGTTTTATTTATTGCTGTAAGTGTTAAGCCTCAATCATAGCGTTACTTGCAGTGATTTTATGAAATATTTAATTGGCATTGGTTCTTGATTTAATGTTTTTGAGTTTCTTAGATGTATATGTCTATCTTGATGATGGCGAATACAAAGCCAAATTACGTCTAAGGGTTTGGAATAATCTTCATGGTGTCCTTGTGACTTTTCTTTCCCGCAAACCTCGCATGGCTGAGGGGTAAGCCGTCCGTCTCGTATTGCATTCATGTATTCTCCGTATTTTTCCTTCTTTTCTTTAAACGGAATTGTCTTTTTCTTGTATTTTTTTACTAAGCCAAGATCCCTGCGATTGGCCTCTTTATTCCGTTGCCGTTCACGTTCTTTAATTTGCCAGTTCGGATCAAGCATTTTCAGCTTGAGGTTTTCATCGGAATCCCTCTTGGCGCATTCTTTGCATTTATTGAGATGCCCGTCAGCCATTTCTTTGTGCCGATAAAAATCTGACAACTCCTTTATTACATTACATTTAAAACACTTTTTCATGCGCCATTAAAATAGTCAGAATAAAGGAAATTGTCAATTATTATTTTACCGTTTTAGAAGGGAATAATATCCGAATCGTCATCGTCCTGAGCTTGCGGCGCATACCCGTTCGACTTCTCACTTCCGTGCATACTTTGCCTTGGTGCATCCCAATCCATGATCTTCGCGTTTCCGAGAATTGGCCCCTTTTCGCCAGATGCCTTACGCTCCTTGCTGATCTTCTGGACGATGAACCCATCATTTCCATATTGGTCCTTTTCATCACGGATGAGCACCGAAATATTCAGGTATTTCTTGCCTGTCTTCGGAGACTCGTAAAGAGCCGTCATGTCGATCTTGCTAACGTCTAGGCTGATATCAATTGTTTGTTTCATTATTTTATGTATTTTGGTGCTTCGATTAATGCGATCCCTTCGATTTGTTTTGGCCAGTGGTTCGTTGCAACGCAGGTTTGCCACTTCGCCACGGCATTCATATACCCAGCGCGACCGAGTTCAAGCAAATTCTCAGATAATTCCACCCATGCCGTTTCGTGCGGGGCTTCAACCTCGACGAAGCAAAACACGAACCGGGTGCGCTTTTCGCCACTTGCGGCGTTCCACAAGTCAAGGTAGAGTGCCGCTTGCCAGTGGTAGCCACGGTTCACGATGGTCCTTTGGATGGACTCTAGGGAATCAAAGCTGGAGGTTGTCTTAAGATCCACAAGGCAATCCAAGCCGTCGGGCACGATGTCGATAAGTCCTTTGATTTCCGTTGCACCGATCTTCCCGAAGACTGCGACCTCCGTTTTATATTTAGCGTTGAAATTGGCAAGGTAATCATCCGTGACAGTCTCCGCGATTGAGATCGCCTTGTCGATTTCATCTTGTGACGTAATGATCTTGCCTGACTCGGCCTGTGCGTCTTTCCATTGGCGAGCCTCCTTCGTGCGGAAGTCTGCGTAGGGAGAGATTGCGATGATTTGCTCCACCGTTTCCGGCTCTAGAGTCGCTGCGTGAATAAGCGTCCCTAGATCCATTGCCTTCGATGCTTCCCTTGGCTTGCTGTGCCGCCACTTGAAAGGGGACTTGTTGAAATCCCAGAGCAGAGACTTTGACACTGGCCCCGCTTTGGGGTCTGAAGGGGTCGCTGTGCGCTCGTAATACGTTTTGCCTAGTCCTTGTTCGATTTTCATATTGTTTCGATTTGCTCTACTTCTTGAATGTTAACGTTAATTTTCCATAAGTGTCCCCAAACTTCTTTTGTCTGAACCCACTTGAAGAATTTCAGCATGGCCTCCTTTTGGTCTTCGGCCTCGATGTGAAGAGTCCCCTTGAATAAGTTGGCCGCTGACTCATAATGTGCTGCATAAACTTTCATTTGAATAGCTTTGTGATGGTTGTTGCGATCTTGCCTAATTTGCTGAGTCGGCTTTTGTTCGGGTTATTTAGTGCGCCAATCAATGCCAGCGTCATTTCCAAATCGCTGCCGATGGCGCGGGTTTTTGTTTTAAATGGTGTGTGTGTAACTCTCATTTTTTCGTTTTGGTTTGAATGTTCAGTTCGTCTTGATGTTTTTAGCTATCGCCTCGAAAGTAGCGTTTAAGCTTTCTGGTGTTGTTTTCGGTTTCCGCTTGGCTGCGAAGGCCCTGTCAATGAGCGCAACCTTGTCGGTGGTTATTTCCGCAATTGTCGTCACGCCGTAGTGTTTCAAAAATGCGGCCTCGTCAATCGCCAGTTCGTCCAAATCGCTTTTGATCGAGGACACTTGGCCCGGCGTGATTTTGGGATAAGCAACCCGCTGCGTAGTAGTTGCGGATTGCCCGTCATCGTCTTCCTGAGCTACTCCAGCGAATGCGGCGAGGGCGTAGCGTCGAAGATACGTTGTCGCGGCTCCCACTCCCTGCCCGTCATGTTTGGCTGGAACGCATGAGATTTCACCGCTAACGTATCCTCCGCTTGAATGGCAAATCGTAGTGGTAACGCTCACCATTACCCCGTCGAAAGATGGAGACTGGATGACGCTCAGCCCGTTTGCCGACATGACTGGCCGAATAGTGTTCAGGACTTCAGCCAAGTCCGCATATCGGCTTTTGAAATGCGGATTTAGGCTTCCTTTTGTTGCGTTCTCGACCTCTCCTTGCATTTTGGCGAGTGAGGCGAAAAGTTCCGGTGTGCTGTGTTCTAGGTTCATTTTGTTTTTCTTTTTGTTTATTTTATCTGGTTTCTATTTTCTGGCGGCATCCATTTCCTAAGTATCGCTTCCCGTCCTCAATTCTTCCGATCATCATTTTGTCAAAGTCTCTCCCGTAAGATCCTGAGAACTGCGAATCCAATCCGATGATGTATTGGAGTGAGTCGCAGAATCCAAGCTTTTCATCTACTCGATGAAGCGGATTCGGTTTCGGTTTCGATTTCATTGTGTCAGACGCGCTTGTTTTATCTGGGGTTCATCCGGGTTCAAGCACAAATTTCAATTTGCAGATCTTTTTTTTCCTGTTCGTTTTCCGCCCCGTTTTGGCATCGCCGGGAGATCCCGGAAACCATCGCGGCAAATGATTCGTCCATTTCCGCCATATTCAAGATCCTTTGACGTGCCCAGATGACCGTTGAATGGCATCTTCGGTTGCATCTGTCGGCGGCATCCTGATAAGCATGATAATCGGCCCAGCAAGCCATGACTACATGGCGAGCCAAGGATGCACGCTTCGTCCGCTTGGGTCCTAGGATGTCATCAGTGGCAACGCCGAAAACATCGGCGGTTTCGCTTAAAAGCCTGTCAAAATTGGTAATCATTTCCCTGTATTGCTTGGATTTGCGAGGTTTTTGATTGCCGTATCGGTTCGCCGGAATTGGCGAATGATTCCAGCGGCAAACTTCCGGCTCACTCCGCCATAAGCCCCTGAAATAAAAAGGGTAGGTTCGATATTTTTCCGCACTAAGTTCGCTTGCTTCCATTTTGCGCGTAGAACGCAAATGCTCACGTCTCCCTGCCCGTATTGGTTGCAGCTTTCTCCTTTATGTTTTCTCATTTCGTTTGTTTTCTATTGGTTTGCTTTCCTGTAATATTTGCAAAGGTCAAAGCCAGCGATGGCGCAAGCGTCATTCCATGCGAAGCTAGACGGTGATTTCTCAAGATCCTGCCAAGCCTCCCTGCAAGCCTCCGTGTGAAGCCATGCGAGCCTCTCGGCCATTGTTTCCGGCGTTTGCTTCTCGTCCGTTTGCTTGTCAATCTGCTGCCACCATAAAGCGGCAGACTCATAGCGGCATCCTTCACGGATAAACCTCTCAATGGCCTGTTCTTGAGCCTCCAAGGGGTCGCCAAGGGCTTCGCTGGGTTCCTCACTATCATCTCGGCACAAGGGGCAGGAACTTTTAGGATCGGGCCAATTACGGCTTCCGCATCGCGTGCATGCAAATTTCATTTGTTTTGATTGTTTAGTTTTGAAACCTGTTCGTTTATCCACTCTTTACGCTCTTCCGTTACATTGTAAAGGTCCACATAGAATCCTCCCTTGCCGTCAGGTCCCTTAGTGTGTCCTGTGAGCGTTGAACGGCTCCATGCCGCAGCCAATGCGTTTGCTTGCTCCATTGTCGGAAACGTGATGCGTGCTTTCATGCCTCCCCCTTTCCCATTGCCTTTGCGATTGCAGCGCGGGCGTCACTTGCGGAACGGTTGAAACTGTCCCGCATCGGTCCCGCCATGAGTCCCGCCTTTCTGAGTAGAAACTCGGCATCTTCCAGCGCTGCCAGCAAATCGTTCCAAGTCTTTTCATCGTTTCCAATTGTCGCAAATGCGGCTTCTTTTGTGATTTCTACGGAATGGTTCATTTTGTTTCGTTTTGTTTGTTTTCCTCATCAGTGACGGAGTGACCGCCAGACTCCCGCAGGAGTTTCGGAATTTAAGGTGAGCAAGCATCGTCAATCTGGCGAGACGTCAGCTGGCAAAGGTAGCCGCTCCAATAGGCCCGGATTAAAGGCTCCGTGTCTTTTCTGGTTACAGCCCGAATTGCTTTAATCGTGTTTTCTGAATGCGGGAACTTGCCGCTTGCCATGCCTTTTTTGAATTCTCCTTGGATTGTCATTTTTTTGATTGTTGGGATTGGCAAGGGATCGGACCTTGCCGGGTTGAATTTAGAGCGTGACGCGATTGGCAAGTTTTTCGGATATCTCACCGGACTTTTGCAGTGAATCCACAAATTCCACGAATGAGCAGCGGACCGTTGCGCAATGGTGATTCTGCCGCTTGCTTAAAATCCCAGCCTCCCTTGCTTGCTCTTCAAAGTGCGGGAAGGATTGCCAGAATGAGTCGCGGACTTGCTTTTGATTTGTCATTTTTTCGCTTTGTTAAGGTTTAGGCGGAAAGTTTGGCGATAAGGCGGGCAGCTTGGTTTAGGGCGCGTGCTTGGCAGTCCAGCCACGTTTCGCAAGCATTCGGGGGAAGATCGCCGCCTTTCTTACGCTTGAGCTCTGACGGGATGGAAAGACGTTCCGCGATATCGGCGTCATAAATAAGAGCAGAGCCGCAATATGAGAAAGCCCGCCAGTTTTCCGCCCCATTAAGCAAGGCGGCAGGCGTATAGTCCGACTCAAGGCCTTCTAGAAGCTCTAGAGCGTAAAGCTTGACGCCTTTTGACCATGCTGAGCGCGGGCTTGTGGCTTGGATACGGGCGGTGATTTCTGAATTGATTGTGTTCATCGTAGTTGATTTGATTTGATTTGATCGCCCTGCATCGCGGGCCGCGCTTCGTTATGTGTAGAGAATGGCGATTAATTGCCGATACTCAAGAATTAAATTCTAATTGTTTTTAGGCGTGAAGAATTGCGGCGGTAGCGTAAATCACGGCACAAGCGGCGGCGATTCCAAGAAAAATTCCGGGTGCTTTGCGAATTCCGAAGATTGACACGAGCGCGAAGAATAAAGCAGCGGGAATGTAAAGAAAGGAAATCATGGCGGGATTTAGTAGGAAATCAAATGGTTCAAAGGCATTTCATTCGTAAAAGAATCAAGCCACTTGTCTCTTGAATAGTCCGCGATGCGAACAGAAACGGACCCGTGCTCACTGCATGCAGAAACAAGCCCAATTCCGGACTCTCTTTGCCTTGTGAAGTCCTTGTGGAGCGTTTGAAGCGTCTTGCCAATGGCTGGGCAGGAAATGCGCCTTGCGGCTTCCTTGACGGCTTCCCCTATCGTTTCAGCTTCAACGTAAAGCGGGCGGAACTTGCCGCAGAATGCAATTGTAACGTGTGCTTTCATGATTTGCGTGTGTGTGTGTGTGTGGCGGCGCGTCGGCCAACTGAGAAGAATCTAAATCACAGAATCCAATTTGACAAGAAAATGTTCATAAAAAATAAAAATAGTTTCAAGCCACGCCACAAACCTAGGAAACACAAGGGATTGCCACGCCTCACAGAATCACAATCCGGCTCGAAAACAGCCCGCAAAGCCTCCCAAGAACAGTGTACAATCGACGCCGCCACGGACTCCAAGAGGTAGCAAGACGCCGAGCGAAGCTCCCTTTATGGTCTTTTGTCGGGATTAAGCAGGGAAGGGAAGAGAAGGCCGGAGACAAAGTAACCGCAGAATAAACCCGAAGAATAAACCCGAAAAATCCATTCCCCTTGCCAAAAGATAAATCCAACGCGTACAATAACGGGCTTAGAGCCTTCGCGAGGGATGCGGCTTATGCAGTCTTCGCTTCGCTTCGACTTACGATATGAGAGTCGATCAGGCTTGAGTTGGCTTGTTCAAGCTTCGCTACGCTACGCTGTACGATAGAGACTCATGGGGGAAGGCTTGTAACGGTTGCGCTACGCTTCACCGAATGACAGTGAAGAAAGAATCATCCTCTTCTTTCCTCCGGAGGATTCTACTCAGATATTCGAAAACGTGTCAAGCTCGGTTAGAAATGGACATGAAACAGCACGGGAAATGGGAATGCCACGAGGATGGCTTGTGGCGCGTCGGGCGCGATTCTGGGACCATGGCAAGGCCGGGCAATTCAAAGCGATTTTAGTCTATCATCTCTCTAGCAGGCCACTTGGCACGGCAATTCACAAGCGCAACAAATGAGCAGGTGCAAGCTAGTTGCGATAGGCTAGGCCAGCGGGTGATTTAAACGAGCGTTTGACATGGCGATACCTTAGCGAGGAACTAAGGATTGGGTTGATGCAAGCGGACGATTTAAACGGGCGTTTCATTTGAACGATGGATTGAAACGGGTGTTTGAATTGCAAGATATGTGCTGATGCAAGCTATGTGCAATAGGGGGGGGCGGGGGTTTGCAATTAAGTTGCGTTAAAAAACCTGAGCGGTAAGCATGCCAAACAAAAAATGGCTAAAGGGGCCTGTGCTGAGGTATGCAGGATGTGCCACAAGGCGTCCATCCATGTGTATGGTATCACACATTGTGATTATGCTTGACGGGTTGTGAGCTTGTGAGTAGGAGGGTGCATGACTGAGAGCGTGCTTGATCCGTGGTTGATGCTTGGGGATACGCTGGGGCGCATGAGGGAGATTCCAGATGGGAGCGTTGACATGGTGATGGCAGACTTGCCTTATGGAACAACGGCTTGTAAGTGGGACAGCGTGATTCCGTTTGCTCCGCTGTGGGAGGCATATCGCAAGGTGTGCAAGAAGAATGCTGCGATTGTGCTGACGGCAAGCCAGCCGTTCACGTCGGCATTGGTGATGAGTAACATCAAAGACTTCAAGTATGACTGGACATGGAAAAAACCGAAAGGCACAGGGCATTTAAATGCAAAGAAAATGCCAATGCGCGACAAGGAGGACGTGACTGTTTTTTATCGCGAGCAATGCACTTACAACCCTCAGTGGGGATCTGGAGAGCCGTATACCGCCTTGAAAGGAGGCAAGGGGTCTAGCCGGTCAAGTTCGGAGGTTAGCGGGAAATATATGAATGGAGCTGCTTATCGGAACGGGAGCGATGGAAAGAGATACCCCAAGCAAGTCTTAGAGTTTGGAGTGGTTGAACGCGGGACCGTCCACCCAACCCAAAAGCCAATTGCCCTGATGGAGTATCTCATCCGCACCTACACCAACGAAGGAGAGACAGTTCTGGACAACACAATGGGAAGCGGAACTACTGGAGTTGCGTGCGTGAATACTAGGAGGCGATTTATTGGTATCGAGCGCGATGAGGAATACATGGAGATTGCCAAAGCTAGGATTAGTGCAGCCTCCAATGAACACGCTTGACACGTTGTTAATATATGGTAGTTTGCGCGTGAACCGATGCGTGTTGCGTTGGTGATACTTCAATATATTTATGGCAAGTCCCACATCGTACGACCTTCAAGGCCAAGGCGGAGGCATTGTGCTTTCGACAGCTGCAACTACTTACACGGGCAAGATTCGCTGGATTCAAGTGGTGAATGACGCTGTGCTGTCTACTGTGGCGAGTGCGTCTGGGAGCATCACTGGTGCATCGCGTTTGCAGACCATTACGCTTCCTGCGGGCTTGGGCATTGGTGGTGACTTCAGCCAAGTGATTCTGACATCCGGTGTGGTGATCGTTTACTACGCCTAATGTCCCAGTTTGCCCAGAGTGGTAGCGCGATGGATTCCGCGATTGGCGAGGTTGCTGATCGTTTCTTTGATCGCGTGAACCAAAGGCTCCAGCTTAACCAACTCCAAGAGGGTGAGGTAAGGGAGTCGCTGAACGGGCGCATGGAGGGATACTGGAAGCCACGGAAGAACGTGGTGAGTAGGACTGGTGCGTTGACTACGGGAGGTTTTCCATTGCAGCTGCCCTTCCTGCTGACTGGAACGAGCGTTTTAATTACAGCTGCTTCAGTTACCGCTGGAGTAGTTACGCTGACGACTGGTTCTGCTCATGGGCTAGCTCCGGGAGCAACGCTGAACATTGCTGGGATTGGCTACACAACTGGAGGCGATCCCAATGGAGTGTTCACTGCGGTGACGGCTTCGGCATCTACGATTACTTATGCCCTTGCCAGTGGATCTGGAACATACACTGTTTCTGCCGTAGAACCAATCTCTGAGGTCATTACCTCAACTTCAAAGACAATCGCGTCGTCATCCCTTGCCGCCAACGTAGTGACGATTACAATCACGGCTGGGCATGGGTTTGCCATTGGGACGGTTGGCTACGGGCTAATTG